TAGCGCTTCCTGTAAGAGCTTCTAAGCCCTTTCGAGAGCCTATGCGCCCATAGGTATCAATGATAGCATTATCAACCACAGAGGCGTACTGGACGTCCCCTGATAAGGGACTGTCCTGTGTGTTTAGACCTTTGAATGCAGGTGCGGCTATGGTTATATTCTGGAGAGGTTGAGCCATGAGTTACCCCACATAAAACATAGTTTCTTCTGGATGCTTCATTGCATCTAAAGATATTGCATCGGATAACGTACGTTCAGCCGTGTAGAATAACTCAGGTGCTGACTGAGCTCCTGATTCCCCACGTTCACGTACGGCCATGGCGTGTGCCAGGTGTATTACTGGAAGGGTAGGCACATGAATAACGTCAGTGTCCGAAGACAACTGACCACCACGGAGTACCATGTTAAATCTTAGGGTGTAGGCACCGTCAGGCACAGGGTAGACATCAACAGTAGTATCTCCGTTGTCATCTACACCATTGAACGTATAGTTCCTAGGACTTCCTGGTTGAAGGTCCTGATTAAGAAACTTATCGTTAAACCATGATTGTGTCTTATAGGTTAAAAAGTAATTAGAGGAATCATTAATGACATCCAACATCTTACTCTTATTACCACTGCCCGTTAGGATATAATTAAAGATACCTTCCTGGGTTGTCGCTGTGACAGTGCTTCTTAAGGCAGACCAATCCCAAGCGTCTTCTATTTGACTGAGTGCGTCGTTGACAAACTCTCCAATAAGCTGAGAGTAACCGGACTCTGCTATAGAGTCTACAGTATCCTCACGAAGTCTTATGAGTACTTTGTTAACAACTTCTAAGTATGTCATTATTGTTAATTCCTTAGGTTCTTCTTAAGGTTATATTTTACCATATTTTGAGTCAAAAGTCAAGAACTAAATTCTCAACTGTTGTAATAAATTGTTATCTAATGACTCATACTGCGTTAACTCAGGGCTTTCAATCTCTAACAAAGGGTTACTTATGCTAGGAACATTGGCTATCATTTGACCACCTTGGGTTGCTCCTGTAGGTACACCTAAAGCATCCTGGAGTTTATACTTAGCATAACCTTCTACGAGGTCTTTTATTTCGTCAGGAACTACAGCTAATAGCTTGTCTACGTCACCTTTGACAGTGTCATAAGCTTCAGAGAAATCAACACCTAAGGCTTCCTCTACTGCTTTCTTGACGGGCTGTAGATATTCCTTATCGAAGTCAGATAGACCTGCTAATATGCTATCTTCAGTATCCCCTAAGTCAAAGAAGTCAACCGCTGATTCAGCACCTTGTCTTAATATAGACGTTAATACGGCTGTGCTAGGGTCTTTCCCTTCTACTATAGAGCCTATGCTGTCCTTTAGAACACCGTCAGCGAATTCACTACCTGTGGCAACTACGTCAGATAACTCAGTGAGTTCCTCAAGACCATAAGCAGACGCTACGTCTTTAATAGCATCTTCCAAGGTCACGTCGCCAAACATAGCGTTAAAACCTGCACTAGCTAGCGCATTACCAACGTTTGCACCAACGCCTAGACTATTAGACAAGAAACCGCCCATGCCGCCAGACGCAACACTTAAAATAGCACTCTTGACTAAGTCAGGAGCTACTTGCTCAAGTAAACTAGGGGTATTATCATAGTAGTCATACTGACCTGTATTAGGGTTATATTTGTAACCTTTGTACATGTCCTGCTCGTAGACGCCCTGTAGGCCTATCTGTTGCAGTCTATTGGCTGTGCCCTGGTCAACGTATTGACCTAAGTCAGCAGTGCCTCCAGACGCTAGATTAGAGCGCTGTACGTCACCTAGGGCAGTCTCTACGAAACGAGGAGCACCGCCTTTGGCTTGTTCTTGTCGCACGTCTTCCCCGATACCAAACATAAACGCTTGGTTTTCACGGTCAGCACTACGTTGCGCTTGGTCAGACTGTACGAAGTCTTGACTGACTCCAAAGCCGTCACCGCCTAACCTAGCCCTTTCAAGCATACCAACGTTGACACCTGTATACTTAGGTGTAGAAGGACGTGGGTCTTCCTCTGGAGGCGGTGTGTTAACTATTTCTAAAGGGTCTAATCGTTGTGTCATAATATCACCATTTACTCTTGTTAGCCCAATAAGCCGCTGACATCTTACCTTTAGCTATATTCTTAGCATGACGTGCTTTAAACGACTTCTTACGGGCTTTCTCTGCCGCAGTCGTAGGGTTCTTACCTGCACCTTTGACACCCTGTTGACCATAACGAATGGTCTTAATCTTGTCACCCTCTTTAGCCACTACAACGTGTGACTTCGTGGGATGATTAGGTGTTCTCTTGGGTTGATTATACCCGGAGACACCTGCACGTTCTAAGCGTGAGTCTTTCTTCTTAGCAGGCATGTTAACCTCCTTGGATAATGTCGTTATGTTCTATTACGGATACAACTGCCGTCATAGGCTGTGTAGCACTAATTTGTATATAGTCACCTTCTGACATTGTGACAAACTCATAGTAGTCTCCACCTATCTGAAAGAAGTCTTTAGAGGATAACGTATGGTCATCAAAGAATGTAAAGGTTGCATCATTGGCTTTATTGTAATACGTAACGTCAAACGTACCATTACTACCACTGACATTACTAACCCACAGCATCTTCCACTCTGCACGTTTACCGTTAGGAACTGTATAGATAGTCTGTAAGGATGTTGTCGTGGTTAA